AAGCACTCAAGCAAACCGTCAGAACTATCTTGATGGTATCGGACAGACCTTCGGTGGAGCACGTACAACTCGTGTTCTCGGAATCGAAGTTCAGGAAGTTCCTTACTATCCAGAAGGTTATATCGATTTGACATTCCCTGCCAACCGTGTATGGGGATTCCAGAGAGATATTACTGTAAACCGTGAGTACGTAGCGAAGAAGGATACAATTGAATATACTGTATTCGTCCGCTTCGGTATTCAATGGGAAGAAGAGGATGCAATTGCATTCGCTGACGCTGCTTCAGATTCATAATCTGTAACAGTAACCTTTTATGGGGGGCGGGAGTTCACTCTCCTGTCCCCCTTAATACTTTAGTGATATAATACAAACAAGGAGGATATTATGGAAAACAATGAATATAACAAACCATTCGTAGCAGAAAATGCACCAGAGCCTACTGTTGCTGAAACACCAGTAGAACCTGCTGCAGAGCCTGTAGTAGAGCCAGTTGTTGTAGAAGCGCCAGCAAAGGCTGAAGAGCCAGCAGCAGAGCCAGTTCAAGCGCTAGGATTTACAAATACAGGTGCTATTGGATCAATGGCAGCAGACGGTCCAAAGAAGACTGTTAAGCCAGCAAATCAAGATGCAGACAAGGTGGCCATTCACTCAACAAAGAATGTTCGTTGGGAAGAAGTTGGAACACTTTACAGAGGTTACAATATTGTAACAAAAGAGCAAGCAGACAAGTGGCTCACTCGCTCACATGTCCGTGTTGCAACACCCGAAGAAGTAAAAAAGGTTTTAGGGTAATTTAGTATGGAGATATTGAGAGTTCCGCCATACGCAGATATACCAGTTACTTACACTATTCCTTCATCTATAACAGATGAAGATGTAACTGTTTTAGTAACTGATATGGCGGATCTTTCTGTATCCACACTAGAATTTCCAGAACTTTCAACTGGAGATACATTAACAATAAATCTACCTGGAAGATATGACTCTGAATACAGAGTAGAAATCATAGTGTCGGATGAAATTATTTTTGATGATTCCTACGAAACAACTAGGCCATATGTAGATCCATCTACAAAGGCAACTACGGCATCAGACATTGCTGCTTATGCTGATAACGAAGGAATAGCAAGATCAATTATTGACTCAATTGTTGGAGAAGGTTTTTATTATAAGAAAAAGGTTTTAAATTTTACAGGAACTGGATCAGACTACCTGCCTATCTGGGATGATGTAAAAAAGGTTTTAAGCGTATATGAAAATAACAAATTAGTAACAGATAGAGAATACGAAGTAACACCAGACAAGACAGCAATTGTAGAAAAATCTACAGACAATATTAATCGTGCTGAGTCTGCTCCACTAGTTTTACCAGCAGCATCTTCAGACTCTCTTGATCCACAGTTTATATACAGAGGTTTTGGAAAAACTTGGGACTATAGAATAACAGTTGAGTACGGCTATTCTTCTGTTCCATCAGACATTGTAAAAGCAACAGAAATGCTTGTGCATGATATAGAATGCGGAAAGTTAGACTACTATAAGAGATTTATTACTTCTTATAATACAGACCAGTATAAAATTCAATTTGACAAAGGTTTATTCGAAGGAACAGGAAATATACTTGTAGACAAGATACTTTCGAAGTATACTAAGTCTATTACAAAACTTGGGGTGCTGTAATGACAGTATGCGAAACCCCAGACTTTATGTTTCCAATGCAGGCGTCTTTGTATCATCCTATTGTTGAACAAGGTGACTTTGGAGCAATTAAAAAGCAATGGGTGTTAGATAGAATATTTGCTTGTAGTTTTTCTGCAGGCGGTTCTGCTTTTAAAGAAGAAGTAAAACCAAATGTTAACATAACACAAAACACTATTTTAATTGGGAGAGCAAAGTCAGACCTAAGACTATCTTCTAGAAATAATAAAAACTCTTTAACAAATATTCTTGTAACAGATATTAAGGATCAAGAAGGCAATCTTATTTATATGGAAACATCTGGACCAAGATCAGGAAAGGGAACTCTGTTTGAGATTGCCACCTATGAGCCATTTGTTGGACCATTTGGAACGGTAGAATCGTTTAAGTTGATCATTAGAAGATCAGAGAATCAGACTGGTGATGTATGAGAGCCATATTCAATTCTGCACAATTTAAAAAAGAAATGAACAATATCGTAGACTACTCTATGGGATTTTTGGAGGGAATACAAAGAGGCAAAACCATATTCCTAAAAACAGTAGGACTAGAAACAGTAGAACTAATGAAAGAATTTATAGACTCTAACGCCAGAGTTAATCCAGATATGCTGCATCATGTTTATGAATGGAATCAGACAGGTAGCCCTAGTGCAAGATTATATGATATATCATATACAACAAGTAATCTGGGTTTGTCATTTAGGTCGTCATTTCGTCAATCTACCTCAATAAAGAATGGGTCGAGGACTCCGTTTTATGATAAGGCAAGAATCATGGAAGAAGGCATTCCAGTTGTTATCAGACCAAGAATTGCACAGGCTTTGGCATTTGAGGATAACGGAGAAACAGTGTTTACAAAAAATGAGGTAAGGGTAGACAATCCTGGAGGAACAGAAGTTCAAGGTGGATTTGAAAAGGTATTTGATATGTTCTTTAATAGATATTTTTCTCAAGCATTTTTAAGAGTAAGCGGTATTGCTAGGTATCTTGAAAATCCAGTGGTATATAGAAAAGATATGGCAGCAGGTAAAAGACTGGGCAGATCTAAAGGTTTGTCAACAGGCTATCGTTGGATTGCTAATGCAGGAGTTGGTATTCAGTGACGGCATTAATTCATCATCCACCAACAATTATTAATAAGTACTTACAGTATAAACTTGGCCCAGACTTTGGTGCAATCCCTATGTTTCCAACAGTACCCACAGACATAGAGTCTTTATCACAAGATTTTACTATAAATGATTTAACAGAGGGATCGGTATTTTCTTTTAATGGTAATGCTGCTATATATGACAGAATGTTTAAAATGAGAAGAACCCCATTTCCATATATTAAATGTGAGCAACTTCTTTATTACTTTAACGCTTTAAGGGAAGAGGCTGTTCCAAATTTAATTAGAATTACTCAAAAAATTCAAGATCTTTTGGACAACGCAGATGACTCAGCAAAAGACATAAACGACTGGGCAGCAGCCAACCCAACCCTATGGGCAGAATCAAAGCCATGCTTCTTCCATAACTTTAAGATCTATCAACTAGAAGAAACTAGAGATATCGTAGATTTCGGTACAGCCCGTACTTATGCGGGGAATAAGATAATCATAGACTACGACTGGCACCCTATAAACCCATCATAAAAAGGCTGTATAATTATGGTGAGGAAACAAACCCCCTTTTAATAAAATGAAAGAGGTGAGAATATATGGCATACAGCCGTGGTTCAAGTAGTAACATTATCGTGGGTGCAGCAGCACTCTTCACGCATAATGCAGGTCCAATCGGATACGACTCAGCGCTTGGCAAGATTACTGATGCAAAAGCAGCACTAGATCTTCCAGCAATGACAGCATCCGCAACATCCTACAAGGAAACTTTGTCACTTGATGACGAAAATTACACCAACGTAGGTTATACATCGAACGGTTTGGAACTCGCATTCCAGCCAGATTTCGGTGAAGTAGCAGTAGATCAACTTCTCGACGTTGCTCGTCTATTCAAGCAAGGTATGACAGTTAATCTAAATACATCATTCGCAGAGGCAACACTAGAAAATCTTTTAGTTGCAATTGCAGCAGATGATACAGACCTAGTATCAGCATCAGGACTCTCAACATTGAAGATGTCCGCAGGTGATATTGGTGACGTTCCACTAGAGCGTGGACTAGTAGCAGTAGGACCAGGATCTGGTTCTTCAGCAACTCCAAAGGAAAGAATCTATGTTGCATACCGTGCACTCTCAATTGAGAATGTTACAGTATCAGCAAAGCGTGATGAGGCTTCAATGTTTGAAGTATCATTCCGTCTCCTTCCAAACGATGACGCATCATACGGTAAAATCGTAGATCGTTCACTCGACTAATACAACTTAATAGGACTAGCCCAGACTCACAAGGTCTGGGCTTTTCCATTTGGTATACTTATATAATGGCAACAAGCGTATATGAAAAGAAAAAATTTTCTCTTATTGATGGAACGGTCATTGATGCTGCCCCACTAAAAATAAAATATCTTAGAGAATTTTTAACAAAATTTGAAACAATAAAATCAGCAAAAACAGATGATGAATCAATATCTGTCTTAGTTCTTTGTGCTCTTATAGCAATGAAGCAATATGCTCCATATATAAAAACTATAGATGACCTTGAAGACAATTTAGACTTACCAACAATATATGAGGTTATCGATATTGCAGCAGGAATTAAGATTAATCAAAAATCAGAAGAGCCAGTAAA